TGTCAGGAGGCAAGAGCGCACCCACACCCACGGCCAAGGGCGTACCCACGGCTGCGCCGACACAAGCTGCTGGAGGTGTGCCCGTCGAAGACATGCTGAACCACCTGCCGATAGAAGGGCTCAAGCAGTTCGCCAAAATCAATGGCCTTCTCGATGGCATAGACGCTGGCTTCTGGAAAGCAGATGTTGAGGTTGCCAGGCAAGCAGTTAAGGAGGCATATCGTCTCCAGCAGGAAACAACATGACCGAACTCGAATCAGTCAACACGATCTTGGCAACCATTGGAGAGGCTGGAGTCGCCAGTCTTTCTGATGACATAAGCCAGGTCACTGATCAAGCAATGGCTCAGCGCACATTGCAAGAGGTCAGTCGTGATGTGCAGTCAGAAGCATGGAGTTGGAACACTGATGAATTTGTGCAGATCAATCCAACTGCACAAGGAACATACGTTGTTCCTGGCAACACTCTGACTGTCAACTTCTCACCCAACACCTACCCCGACACTCAGTACGTGATGCGGGGCCTGCGGGTCTATGACCGCAACAGCCAGCGGTATGACTTTGCTTCAGTGATTGGCAATGGTCCGATCACTGCTGCCAAGGTTGTATCGCAACTGCCATGGGACGAACTGCCCCATGCGGCTCAGCAGTACATCACCATCCGTAGCGCTCGGATCTTCTCTGATCGCTATGTCGCCAGCTCCATCGTCTTCACCTACACGGTGGCCGATGAAGATCAGGCCCGAACGATGTTGATCCGGTCAGAGGAGAACACCCTCTACAACAACTTGCTATGGGGCAATGACCGCGGGGCAACTCAAGGCATTGGCTACATCCCAGCAGGTGGAAACCGTTACCGATTCCGCTAATGGCCCGCACCAAGTCGAAGTTCCGTAAGGGCAAGACACCCGAAAAAACCAGCGCACCGATCCGCCGTGATTTGGATACGTTGATCCAGGGTGTCTCGCAACAGCCGCCACACCTGCGTTCAGCAGGGCAAGGGGCGCGACAGGTGAATGGTTGGTCGAGTCCTGTAGAGGGTCTGACCAAACGAAACGCGATGCGGCTCGTATCCAAGATCAGCGATGACATCCTCACAGATTTCTATCTGGAGATGATGGACATCAAACAGGGCGAACAGTATTCAATCCTGTGTCGCCCTGGCACTGATCAAACGCTGATTGATCTACGGCGTAACGGGACACCACCAAACATCAAAGTCCATGGCACCGGGATGAGTGCTGTTAATGGCCTCATCACTTGCGATAACACCGCTTACCTCTACAACGATCCAGAGCATTACTACAAAAAGTATGCGCTGATTAGCACTGGCCCCGTCGGCTTGCTGCTGAATCGCGAGAAGGTGACGGCCTACAGCAGCGCAACGGTTGCACCGCAAACAGGCAAGGGCCTGGTGTTTGTTCGCGCTGTTGCCTACGACGTGACCTACACGGTGAAGATCGACGGCGCAGAAGTTGCGACGTACACCACACCAGAGGCTGGCGATACCGACAACACCATCAGCACATCGATTGTTGCCTCAAACCTGCAGGGGCAAATCAACAGCCAGACTGGCTATACGGCAACGGTTGAGCAGTACGTCATCTATGTCACCAAGGATGACGGCACAGCCTTTGAGCTGAAGATTGATGACGCACGCAGCAGTGAGCTGGCTAATGCCTTCACCAACCAAGTGCAGAGTCTTGCGAGCCTGCCGGTTATTGCACCCGATGGCTATGTAGTTGAGGTTGAAAGCGATCCATCCACAACGATTGATAACCGCTGGCTGAAGTTCAGCACATTCGGCACCGGAACTTTTGGCGAAGGCGCTTGGCAGGAGACGGTGAAGCCAGGCATCAATTACGCGCTAGATGCCAACACCATGCCACTGGTGTTCTATCGAGCTGCACAGGATGTGTTCTTCGTTGGCCCCGCGGATGGCGCAACAGAAACGCAGACCGTTGGCAGCGACACCTACACCTACACGTTCCCGAAGTGGGGAGAGCGGACAGCAGGCGATGAGAAGTCATCTCCCGACCCAGAGTTTGTTGGCAAAAAAATTAGAGACCATACGTTGTTCCGAAACCGCTATCTGGTGGCAGCTGAGGAGACAGTGCAGTTCAGCGAGACAGATGACATCTTCAATTTCTTCAATGACACGTCGCTTGCTGTGCAGGCAACGGATCCATTTGGATTGCGTGGCACCAGTGAACGCAGTTCACCGATTGAATGGATGATCCCTGTTGAGGACAGCATTCTTGCGTTCTCATCTACTTCGCAGTTTCAGGTGCGAGCAGCTGATGCGGATGTATTGACTCCACTGACGGGTGAGATGTTCAGGCTCAGCAACCTGGAGATGAACCCGAACGTCAGACCAAAGCTGTCAGGTGCTCAGGTTTTATTTGCCACGGAATACTTTGGCTATACACACTTCCGTGAGTTCAACTTCTACAACCAGCGCAACACCAAGCTTGGTCTGAACTTAGGCAGCAGTCTGGACATCACCAACTATGTGCCGAAGTACATCGTTGGTTCAGTGACGCACTGGGATGTAGGGCAGAACATTGATGCGGCTGTGATCGTGTCACCAACAAATAAGAAGGAGATGTTTGTCTACAAGTACCTGTGGCAGACGGGAGAGGTTGGGCAACAGAAAATCCAGCGCAGCTGGAGCAACTGGCAATTCAACCAGGATGTGCAGTGGGTGAAGTTCATGGACAACCAGCTATACATGCTGGTTACAGAAAGCACGGGGACGTACTACTGCGTGCAGTTAAACGATGAGATCGAGGTGAAGACAACACCACAGATCCATTTGGATAGGTTGCTGCAGTATCCAACGTCAGGGTTCATTGCACCATCAGCAACGGTGACTGCGGCATATGACGCGACCACCAATAAGACGACATTCACCATTCCGTACACACCGGCGGAGAAGACAGTGGCGGTGGTGCGCTTCACCAATGCTGACTACCAGGGTCTGAAGCTAGGGGAGACAACCACCACATCATTGGTGTGTGATTCACCTGGCGACTGGACTAGTTATGCCGTGGCGTTTGGCGAGCCGTATCAATTTGAGTATGAGTTCAACACTGGCTATGTGCCTGACAGCAATGAGTCAGGTAGCAGGAGGATTGGTCAGCTTGCTGGCCGCACGCAGATCCTGCGTTGGACAGTGAATCACGTTGATACCGGGGCCTACACGCTGCGGGTAAAGCGAGAGAACCGGAGCAATGACACAGTTGTGAACTTCCGAGCACGCGTTCTGGATGTGATGAACAGCACTCTTGACAAGAGCGACATGTCATTGGAGAGCGGAAACATCACTGCTCCCGTATGCAGTCAGAACGACAAGTGTTCAGTGATCGTTGAGTCAGATTCCTGGCTACCCGTCACTGTCACTAGCGCGTCATGGAAGGGCGTTTACAGTGACAGAGAGAAGGCGGTCTAAATCATGCCATTCCCATGGGCGGCTGTTGCAACGGCTGGCATCGGCGCTGTCACCAGCCTTGTTGGAGGAAGCCAGCAGCGCTCAGCTGCCGATGCCGCCAATAAAGAACAAGAAAAAATAGCTGAAGCTCAATACGAGCGGGACACTAAAGAGTGGGAACTCAGCTACCTCCAATCGAGATCTGATTACGCCTGGCAAGTTGCGAACGTAGAAGCACAGCGCTATCAGGAGCGAGTCAGGAAAGCTGACTACGAAGCGCAGCAAGCACGAATCATTGACGCAGCCGTCCTCAACCTTGAGCTAAATAGCGCTGCGTTGATGGATCAATACATCGTTGGCGAAAAGCTGCGAGCCACTCAGGTCACTAACGAACTGCAAGACAACTTGGCTGGTGAGCAGCTGAAGTATGACGACGCAATGATGCGTGTTGGCAACGATGCCAGGAACGCCCTCCTATCAAGCACAAGAGAGGTTGAGGCTTATATGAATTCAGTGAAGACCCGCGGTCTTCAGGCAGATGAACTGCTGCGCAAGAAATCGAACGAAGGCCAGAGCATTCAAGAACAGATCGTTATTGGCGAACAGCTAGACACTCTTCAGCGTGACGCTCAATACATCAGTGCATTGGTAGAGGGAGCTGATGCCAGGGCAGGTGCGACAGCCCGGCAAGGCGGCAGCAATAGCTCAAGAGCTGTGGCAATGGACAACATGAAAGCGTTCGGCCGGAGCTTCAGCTTGCTCAAGACTGAACAGAAGAATCGACGCAGGCAACTGAATAACTTCAACGCTTCACTCAACGGCGAGTCTGCTTCGCAGATGGCTCAGATCGCAGCAGGCATCGAACGTGAGGCCAACGCAATTAAGTACACCAAGGCATCAACAGCTCTGACGATGGACAGCCTGCGAGGACAGGCAACAACTGCGTTGGGTCAATACCAACTAGCAACCGGATCGTTGATGCGGAACTTCAACGAGCTAACGTTGCCTAGCTTTGCCCTGGCTCAACGCCAAGGACAACGCGAATACGATGCACTGCTCAACACCACAAAGAACACGATCTCAGCGGCCTCAACTCCTTATCGCGAGGCAATCATCTTTGACCCACTGGAGCCTATTGCTGGGTTGAAACCAGAGAAGATGCTGACGACGAAGGTAGCGAAGCCAGGCTGGGGTTCAATCTTGATGGATGCAGGTGTCAGTGCTGCGCAAGGTGCAATGAGCATGAGCTATACAAAGGCTGATGGATCACTAGGCTTCCGTTGATATACTGTTGACAGTTGTCAACATGGTCAATGTCAAAGCTTTCAGGGCAAGAGCTAGTCGATTACGTCGCAGCCAATCCAGGGCTGGATATGCCAACCATGCTCACCAATGCTGGTTATGTAGCCATCCGCAATGGCAAGGCCAGCCTTAAAAAGACTGAGTTCTTCACTGCTCTATCTGCTGCTCAAGGTTTGACTATTGGCGAAACCCACGCACCTGGCACTGGCCATCGTCAGCCCAGCTATCAGGTGAAAGCCAGCAGCCGTGGGGTGATCCCGTTGAGCAGCTGCTATGCAGAAATGATTGATGTGCAGCCCGGTGAATACGTGAAGGTTGAGCAGGAAGATGACTGCCTCATCCTCACTAAGGTCATGGCTGCTGCCGCGTAGTAACGCTCCCAGCCAGCAGTCCTAACACTGCACCAAGGCTGGTCTGCATGAATGACTCGAACCTATCCCCGATCTGAGGACAGACCGGGTGACGGGTGTCATGACTCAGCTGAGCGCAGACGTGAATGCCATAAGTGAACACAGTGGCCTGCCATGACAGCAGGCCAGCCAGCATCCAGAGAAGAAACGCTTCGCGTCTAGCCATTGGCGGCGGCTGCCCCACTAATGCGGAACTCGTAGGGGACACGGTCGCTGATGCGATCCAATGTTCCAACGACGTATTCGTACTTCATCGCAATGCCAGTGGCTTGAGTCACGCGCAGCTGGCAGAAGTTCCCGGTGGTGGGCTCAACGATATGGATGATGTCGCCACTAATTACTCGCAGCAGAGCCGGGTACTTATTGTCCAGATCGGACTCAAACAACCGCAGCTCTGACGCTTGTGAGAAACGGTCCTTCTGCGTCATCTCCTCAAGGCAGAGAAACTCCCCTGGCCGTGGCGCAATACCAACACCCTGCTCATATCGGGCTTGGATCAACAGACCGCTGAGGTTGTCCACCTGGGCCTGCAACGCTGCCAGCTCGTCCTTGGTGGCCAAGTAGTGATTGACATCCTTCTGCGTCAGTAGTTGAGGCTCGTCCCCTGCATCCTTGGTCGCCGGAACGTCCTCACCCCTTGTCCGCACCTGATCGGTGTAGATGAAGCCCTGCAGTGCATTCTTGAAGACCTCATAGGTCCATTGGTTGAACTGCTCTGAATAGGTCCACATGATGTAGCCGTCTTCCAGATCTTCCTTGATCTGAAAGCCGTCTCCAGGATGCTGGGGGAAGTCGGGCTGGCGGGTTTCGAGAAGGGTCATGGGGTGTACCTCCGAAGGTTGGCTTCAAGATCAGCAGCGACCTGCTGACGCTTGGCGGCGGTGTGGTCAGCAATCCTCTGGTCGTGAGTTGCTAGCTGCATCCCCATCGCCTTCACGTCATCCACATTGCTCTTGACCTCACCAGGTCCGATTGAACGAACGTTGGTCTGCGGCACCACCTTGTTAGATGCAACCGTGGCTGAATTGCCTGCATCGTTCTTCAGCTGCACTGATGTCTGGATGTAGGCATTGGCGTCAGGGAACTCAACGTCTGGTGCCTGCCCTGTGTCGGGGAACGTGGCGGGGAATGTCAGCGTTGGGTTGACCTTGTTATCCATTGCCCTGGGCTCCACCGGTGTGGCCTGATAGCCAGTCACTTGACCCGTAGCGCTGAACTGCAGATAGGCCGTTGTTGCAACAATTGGCTTGGTTGGAGTGGCAACGTGATAACCATCAAGCCATTCATCGTTGGAAGCAAACAACACTAGTTTTTTGTTTACAGGGTCTATGGAACTAACCGTGCCAGCACCAGAAATAGATTTAGTAATCGTATCTCCATTAGACCAAGTGCCACCACTGACAGTCATCTGCGGAGGGCTGAGTGTTGGTGTGCCAACGACAGAGAATGTCGACGCTTGAAAGCCAGTTGAGTTGAGAAGTTCAACACCATCGACCTTGATAGATGTCATGTCAATAGCATTTGAACCGCTAGTTCTATTGAATTCAATCGTTTCGATATATCCACTAGCAGGTACAGAAAGAGTTTTAGTACCAGTAGTAGTAGGATTAGTAGTTACACCGTTGACTTTAACAAAGCATCCTGAAGGATTAGAGAGGTATTGATAATAGGATAGTGATTCAGTGCACTTAATCCCTGGGGAAGGAAAGGTAATTGTAATTGATTCACCTTCAGCAGGTGAACACGCATTGCTTGTACTACCGTTAAACGCATTCCCATAGCCCCATGAACCGCCATAAACATTTCCAGAACACAAAGCTGTAAAACCATTGACTGGAACAGACGCTCCATCACTCTGCACTACATCTCCATCGTTAAAGTACTGAAGGTTGGTGGCGTCAGTAAACTCAAGCATTGTGCTATCAAAGCCAGATAGATCTAAAGTCTGATTGTCAATCTTTAGATCTCTAATGTTGAGAGACTCGTTATACATTTGAGCGCTCCAGCTGATTCCAGAAAGCTGTTTAGCGGAATCAATGGGGTGTGATCTTAATGAGCCAGCAGACACATTGGTAGCGATTGTGTCTGTTGTCCCATCGCTATAGTTGATATTTACATTCATTGGTCGAGTAGAGCTACTACTTCCGTTGAACTCGTAATAAATTACGCTGCTAAAGCCAGCAGGCAAGGCAGGGCTAAAACTAATCGAGCCGCCTCTGTATTGGCCATTACTTCCCAGTGGGCTACTGGCGGTGCCACCGGTGCCGTTATACAAGTTGGCTCCACCTGAATTCCAACCAGAGTTGGCTCCAGCAATGGAGTTTTCTGTAATTGTTGTAATAGCACTGGTCTCTGCTTCAAACACAGCAGGACTTCCGTCCGCATTAACCATCGACACAGGATCGCCATTAGCAAACTGCAGCAAGTCCTTGTCACCACTCAACGTGATCGTCTTCGTTCCTGCGTTGTAACCAGAGATCGAATCAGTAACAGGATCAACAAGGACCGTTTTGTTGACCGTCAGATGCTGCCCTTCCTTAAAGCAGTTATCAGTGAATGGGGTGACTGTTACCTGAGCCCCAGTGATGTCTGAGACCGTGCCTGATCCTTGCTTAGGAGAGAGTGTGGAGACTGTGGTATCACCAAGGTCACGAACGCCAGGGTCAACAAGGAGTTTGCCGTTTAAATAAATGCTAGTGACCGCAGGAGAGCTGCCAGCCGAACCGGCAAATTTGAATCCAGTTACTACGTTTGACCCAGTATCCCAGGTGTAATCTGCACCTGTTGCACCTGCGTTAGGTTCAATTGGAGTATTCCAAACACCGTTGTAAAAGAATTGAGGCAAGGAATCATCATTGGTACCAACAAAAGCGCTTACTTCTAAATTACCTTTAATGTCATAAGAGCTGGGAATTGTCCATTCTGCAGATCCATCGGACGCAAACACCAAGCCTTCAGTTAGATTGTCGTTAAAAATGTTGTCAACAGAACCACTTTCAATGTTGGCAACAGCCCAATTTTCTGGATTACTCCAAACCTGACTGTCGTTGACAGCGTCCACGAGGAGTTTGCCGTCAACCTTTAATCCCCTAAAGTAACAACGCTGATTAGCGTCACCGTTCCTCATAACAAGAGGTGTGCTGCTGCTTATTGTTTTACCAACAAACTCAGGGATTGAAAGCCATTGATCATGACCTCTTCCTCCAAGATTTACTGTGGTTCCATCAAGAGTAAGGTCACTAGTTCCTGGTGCTGCTCCGCTTGAATAAAGACTGGTAAACCATTCAAAACTATTGTCAATAACAATATCTGCTGGTGGACTAAAGGTAAGACTAGTTATGTTGTGATTTACAGTTGCACCATTTGTAACATCACCGTTAAAGGCTTTTTCAGGTCCACTACTAGAGAAAAAGGTATATGCGCCTGCACTCAACCCACTACTCCAAACCTCACTTTGGTTTGACGTATCCCACTTACCACCATTAACCGTAACTGTCTTGGCTGATACGTCGGCGGCGATTACGGTAACATCTTCGCCATCATTGCCTGTTTCAACCACATCGCCAGTCTGGAACAGTTGGATGTCCTTTTCGTCCGGCAGATGAAGGACTGTATTTAGTGTTCCGATAAATACAAGGTTGATGCCAGGTCCAACGCCACCGGGAGCGCCAGGCTGATCGTCTGTCCCTACATCACCGCTGCCTCCACCATTACCGCCACATGCGCCAGCACCCCAGCCACATGCGCCCTGGGGAGGCCAATCATCCCCTCTAGCGCTCTTGCCGCCCTGGCTGGCTCTCCCGCTATCAGGGACTGATCCAAGCGAACTTGTAATTAATACACCAGCATTACCGCCTTGGGCTCCTCCACCTGTGTCTCCTCCAAAAGGACCGCCATAAGTAGGATCATTTCCACCTTTACCGACCCGAGAGTCAGCACTAAAAGTAACTTCATCAGGGAACAAGCTATTCAAAAATGTGAAGTCATAATCCATAACTACACCATTTGGACCAACCTCACCTCCTGGGTAAATACTACAGTTTGAAGTCCAAGGGCTTCTACCAACTGCGCCCTGTGCTTTTATCTCTTGTCCGTTAAAGTTATTTGCTATCTCTTGGGTGTAAGTTGTACTAGCGAATTCATCAGTATATTCTTTTTTCGTCATTCGACGATAGTAAATAGCGCCTGTTCCGCCTGCTCCACCTCCTCGGCCACCTCGCGGTGAGCCGCCCTGCCTACCAACACAACCCGTGCCACCAGCACTACCTGGCATGATTGTGATAAAGGTGAGAATTTCAGTATCAGCTAACGAGAAAAAATTAACTTGGTCCGTACCATTAGTTGAGAAGCTAGCACTACTTACCTCTCCGCCAGAAGTAGAAACAATTTCACTAGTTTCAGGTGTATAGCTTGCATTGGCGGTGACGGTGTCACCAACCTGAATCACATCACCCAGATTCGTTTCACCCTCCAGGGTCAAGACAACATCAGTGCTGCTGGTGCCCGGATAAGCATTAGTGGTGATTGGATCTGAGCCAGCCTTGATATTCAGAGCACCAGTCACAGCACCAGTCATCTCCAGCGTTGTCGCATCACCGCCTGAGTTAGCTGTCGTCGAGGTGAATGACTTGCTGGTAAAGCGGCTGGAGTCAATCGGTGCATTCTGTGACAACACAACTGAAGCCAAGACAGGGGCGACAGGCGTCCCGCCACCGCCAAGCTGATCTTTGACATCGAGGCACGTCACATTGAAGGAGTCAGTCCCTCGCTGGATGAGCATCAGGTCGGTGTCTTGAATGGTGCTCATGAGATCAACTGCGCTTTGTTTGAAGGAAGAGGTGCCGCGTTGGACTAGGAACTGATCGGTATCGTTAATCGTGCTCATGGCAGTACAGGGAGAAGGTCAATGCGATAAGAACCAGCCGAAACAGATCCGCTCACCTGTAATCCGGTGCCACTAAATCCGCCCCCAGTTGCCACCACGCTGGGTGCCTCAACACTGCCGCTGGCTTCAACCGTTCCGGTGTTCAACAACTGGACGGTCTGACCGCCTATCCCAATCCACAGATCAGTGGTTGAGGTGTTGCCTGCACTCAGCACCGACTGCAGATTTTGCGCCGGGACATCAGCTGCTGTGATGTAGTTGGCGTCGTTTGTCAGCTCGGAAACGTTGTCGTTCTTCTGCAGGTAGTTCGACAGGTCTGGGTTGACCTGTGCCCCTGCCTGAATACCAGCCAGCTTGGTGTGCTCCGTGGGGGCCATCAGGCCCGCATAGGTGCCATCAACAACAGGAATGACTGCGTTAGTTCCAGCTGTGTTCTGAACCGTGCCTGAGTTGACTGCCTGATACCAACTCAGGTCAATGCCTGAAATCGGCGGCGGAACGTAGCGATCCCATTGACTGGTGTTGCCGTTGTAGATCAGTCGATCGTTGACCGTGACCGTGCTCAGCCCCGGCCAGCTAGACGTGCCTGCAGTCGTGTTGACATAGAAGTTGCCATTGGCTTTGGGCGATGGCTCAGGATCGCTAGTCGCGTCAACCGGTCCCTTGTAGTCAACGCCCTCTCCGGGAGGCCCCTCTGGACCACGCTCACCAACCGGAATGCCGAAGGTGAATTGCAGATCGCCTGACCCGTCTTGCGCTACCGCTGCAGTTGCCTGGCCAAGTGAACCACCGGGCTCGTTTGCAATGTTGTTGGCAACAGCCGCTGGTGACTGCAGCCCCGGCGGCGGGCCTGGGACTGTTGAACCAGGTCCGGTATCGCCCTTGTCTCCCTTCTCGCCAACCGGTATTCCAAACAGGAACTTCAGATCCTTGGTTGTTGGGTCCTGCATGACATCTGCAGTCGCCGTCCCCAACGAACCATCACCATTCAGCGGAACATTTGCTGCTGAAGCTGCTGGATCTTGCAGGCCAGGGGCTGGGCCGATTGGGCCAATGTCTCCCTGCTCCCCCTTGGTTTGCAGCTGAATCCATACACTGCCGCTCCAATAAAACAGCTGTGGAGTTGCGCCCGTGTTGTCGATACGGAACTGCCCAATCTTTCTGCCGTTCGTAGGAGCAGTGCCGATGTATTGCTTAAAGGCCTCGTCAATGGCCTTCTCTGACATAACAGTGGTGTCACTTGTCAGATTGTTCGGGTCATCGGTACTAAACGTCTCCTCAATGGTGACGACAGGTTGCTGCGGATCGGTATTAACAACGTCGATTGGGTCTAGTCCTGTGACCGACTTAACGGCAGCGCCCTCAACCGTCCCGTCAATTCCTGCCTTGCCATCCTCCAGCTCTTGGTCGATGTAAAGCTGCCAGGTGTCAAAGGTGTTCAGCTCACCAGCAGTCAGCAAACTGCCTGCCTGGAAGTCGATGTAATCGTCCTCCATCGGCGTTTGCCGTTTGATGTCAACCAGCGTTCCAGCTGATGCACCAGTGTTTAGGACAATAGAAGTGGCTGGATCAGCAAATACATAGTCAGTGTTAATACTGAGCCCAGTCCAAGTGTTACCACTGTCAGCACTTGTGCGTACCTTGATATGTTCTTCCTTAAGGTATCCGATGCTTTCGCCCTCAGATGTCGTAAGGGCAAACGTTTTCTGATCTGCTGTCGCTGAATAACAGACCCCGCTGTACTTGTAGGTGGGTACTGCCATGAAACCAGTGACGGATTTTAGTTAAATCCTATCGCTAGTACCCTTGCTTGGCTCGCAGTACAAGTTCATCCATTTGACTCTCTAGCGCTTTTGCTCTTTCAACATCGTTAGTGTTTTGAGCATAGTTAATGGCAGCAGCAGTGTTGCGCCGTTGCGCAAGGTTGGGGCTGTTTGCAAACATCAAATTGCGAGCCCTGTTGCGATAGCGAGTTAGCAACGCATTGAACTCTCGTTTGATTCCACTGTTCTTCATTGTCACCCCACTCTTTGCCAAATACTCAATGACATCCGGACGACGGCGAAACTCACTGATGGCCTGAGCAACAGTCTTCCCATCGATACGAGTCTCTGACATCAATCGGTTAAACGTCTGCTGTTCTTCCG